CCCAACACCGCAAAGGAAATATGTAACCACTATGCATTGAATCCAGAGCGTGGGGCGCATTTTCTTGGGCAGTTAGTACATGAAAGTGGCACGTTTAAATATACAGAAGAAAATTTAAATTACTCTAAGGATTCTATTCTAAAAGTTTTTGGTAAGTATTTTGAAACTGAAAGTGATGCAGAGCAGTGCGCTAGAAACCCGCAAGCACTTGCTGACCGTGTTTATGGTGGTCGTATGGGTAATGATGGACAAGGGTATTTGTGGCGTGGGCGTGGCTTTCTCCAGTGCACCGGAAAAAATAACTACTCTCAGTTCGCAGCGGACATGGACCTGCCCGAAGTTATGAAAGACCCAGATCTCATGGCATCTGATTATCCGATGGAAAGTGCCATTTGGTTCTTCCACAGGAATAAACTCTGGGACATATGTGACAAGGGTGTTAATGATGATGTTATTAAAAGTATTACTAGAAGAGTAAACGGTGGGTATAACGGGTTGAAACATCGTCAAAAAGAAACCCATAAAATTTATGATTGGTTAAGTTAAAGGAGAATGAGATGGCTGAACAAAGTAGAAACATAACTCGTAGAAGAAAAAAAGATACAGTATCAATTCCTAAGACTGTTTTACGTCCTTCAGAAGAGAGAGACAAAATAAGAGTGCCAAAAGAACCAGTGGCTCCAAATATGAGTCCAACTGTAGAAGAGATGCTTAGTGGCACATCGCCTTTCTCAAGAACTGAGATAAGTCGTGTAGGAGCACTAGGTGGAACGCCTAATTCCTCAGAAGCGACTACTGGAATAAATATAAGTCAGCGTGAAGGTGATCGATATGAACGTTCTGAATATAAAATGCCAAAGAAAAAACAGATAAAGCCAAAACCACGACCAGATGTAGGTGCTATTGAACGCGGAGATCGCGCAGCTAAACGAACAGCCCAAGACTTAGCTACGCAAAATTTTGGAGAAGGTGGTCGTATTGAAGAAGGTGGTCGTATTGCTGATGTTAGGGACGACCCCAAGCGAGGACAAACATATTAATGGATATAGTTGACATATGTAAATATATGTATAAAAAATTAGAAGAGCGTGAACAAGATTTAGGTGACGCTCTTTCTCACGGTTCAGTTCAGAACTGGGAGCAATACAAAATGACGGTGGGAGAGATACGGGGTCTCTCTTTCGCTCGAGAAGAAATCAAGACCCTGTTGGAGAAAAATGCAGACGATGTCGAAGACTTTATATCTTCCTGACCACGTTGCAGAAAAAGTAAACAAAGAAAGACAAGACGCTAATGCGGATAGTCCCTCTGTTGAAAATGCATTCGTGGAATCTGGCAAACGTGAACTAGATCCTTCTCTCTTAGATAAATCATTACTTGAACGGCTTCCCCAACCTACTGGTTGGAGACTTTTAGTCATGCCGTATCAAGGTTCATCTAAGACAGCGGGTGGTTTGTTTGTTCCAGATGAGGTACGTGAACGTGAGGCGGTAGCAACTGTAGTTGCCTACGTTCTTAAATTAGGACCGTTAGCTTACAAAGACCCAGATAAGTTCGGACCAGAGGGACAACCTTGGTGTAAACAAGGCCAATGGGTATGCATTGGTCGTTATTCAGGTTCTCGATTCAAGATTGATGGCGGAGAAGTCCGTATCATAAATGATGATGAGGTAATTGCTACAATTTTGGAGCCAACAGATGTCAAACATGTATGAAGAAGAAAAACAAGAAGTACAATTAGAGGTTGAAGAAGAGGGACAGGAAGTTTTTATTGAACCAGAAACAGATCCTGAACCCGAGGTTAAAACTACAACTAAAGAAACAGTTGAGGAAGAAAAACCTGAAGAACAAACTCAAGAAGAAGAGTTAGAGACTTACTCTAAAGGTGTTCAAAAACGAATCAAACAATTGAATGATCGTTATAGAAACGAACAACTGCAACGTGAAGAAGCTGTTCGAGTAGCTGAACAATTAATACAAGAAAACCAAAAGCTAAAAACTCGTGTGAGTAGTTTGGATTCTGGCTATTTAACTGAACAAGGTGCAAGAGTAGATAGTCAATTAGAAGCTGCAAGACGTGTGTTTAAGGAGGCGTATGAGTCTGGAGACGCTGACGCAATTACTGCGGGACAAGAGGCTCTTGCCAGAGCGACAGCAGAATCTGATCGTTATGAGCTTGCTAAGAAGAAAGCTGACGAACGTGTTGCTGTACAGCAACAGACGCAACAGCAGCAGCAGGTTGCTCCACAACAGCAAGCTGCTCCACAGCAACAACAACCAAAGCCTGATCCAAAAGCTAAAGATTGGGCTGAAAAGAATGAGTGGTTTGGTCAAGACGAAGTCATGACTTATGCCACATTTGGTATTCACCGTAAACTTATCGAAGAAGAAGGGTTTGACCCGAACAGCGATGAGTACTATAGTGAAATTAATCGCCGCTTACGTTCAGAGTTTCCGAACAAGTTTCAAACGGCGAAAAAAACGGGGTCGAATCAGGTCGCTTCTGCTGGTTCATCTGCATCTCGGAATCCTAAACAGGGGCGTAAGAATAGCGTGAAACTATCACCTTCGCAGATCGCTATTGCAAAAAAGCTAAACGTTCCTCTTGAGGAATACGCCAAGTATGTAAAGGACTGAGACATGACTGATAGAAAACCACGTGCAGAAACTACCCGAGACAATGATTCTCGTAGAAAACCATGGGCACCGCCCAGTCACCTTGAAGCACCTAAAGCCCCAACGGGTTTTGTGCATCGATGGATACGAGTTGCTATGCGCGGCGAGGAGGATAAGATGAATGTCCACTCCAAGCTACGTGAAGGATGGGAACCCGTCCGTGCAGATGAATATCCAAACTATGAAGCTCCTGTCATCGATGATGGCAAATATCAGGGAGTGATTGGACAAGGTGGTCTGATGCTGTGCCGTATACCTGAAGAGACAGCGCATGAAAGAAACGAGTACTACGGGGGCCGAACCCGCGAACAAATGACTGCTGTGGATCAGGACTTGATGAAGGAACAACATCCTTCAATGCCGATTACTAATAATCGGCAAAGTCGTCGTGTAACCTTCGGGGGATCCAAAGGAGACTCCGATTAACATAAAGGATTGCTACTATGGCAAACTCAAACGGTGCATTCGGACTTCGTCCGATTGGAGTAGTCGGTCAGGCTGCTAACACCACGGGTGCGACCGAGTATCGTATAGCAGCCGGAAATACAAACACGATCTTTCAAGGCTCACCTGTTATCCCGCTATCAACTGGTTTTATTGACAAAGTTGGCGCGGCTGCGGGTGGCACTGTAGGTCTCGTAGGTGTTTTCTGGGGTTGTGAATACGTTTCGTCCACCAATGGTGAAACAATATTTTCCAACAACTGGCCCGGTTCTGGCGCGGATACTAATCATCCCGTCAAAGCTTTCGTGTATGACAACCCAATGCAAACATTCGTCATCTGTTCAGATGCTTCACTAACAAGCGAAGCAACTGCTAGAGGGCATGTGTTCGCAAACGCAAACTTCGCAGACGGTGCTGCTGGTTCTTCTACGACTGGTATCTCTTCCGCAAAGTTGGGTGTTAGCACAATTAACACCACTGCAAACTTAAATTTGAGAATCATGGGTATTCAAGATGACCCTGAAAACTCAGATTTTACCGCAGCTGGTATCCCTGTAATTGTTCGTTTAAACAACTCCTTCAATTCCGCCAATGGCGCGATTGCAGGCGGTACTGTTTCAACGACTGGCGTATAAGGAGACTGACAAATGGCTATATCTCGCGCACAACTAGCGAAAGAGTTGGAACCAGGTCTCAACGCCTTGTTTGGTATGGAGTACAAAAGGTACGAAAACCAACATGCAGAGATCTACACTACTGAATCTTCAGATCGAGCATTTGAAGAAGAGGTTATGTTATCCGGCTTCGGAGCGGCACCGACTAAATCAGAAGGTGGCGCAGTAAACTTTGACGACGCTAACGAAGCATACACTGCTCGTTACAACCACGAAACAGTAGCGTTGGCATTCTCAATCACTGAGGAAGCTATCGAAGACAATCTCTATGATCGTCTTGGTTCACGTTATACTCGTGCGTTGGCTCGTTCAATGGCACACTCAAAGCAGGTTAAAGCTGCATCTGTATTGAACACAGCGTTCACAGGTGGTGCTACTGCGGGTGGTGATGGTGTTGCACTTTGTGCGACTAACCATCCTCTAACTTCTGGAGGTACATTTGCCAACGAACCTGCAACTGCTGCTGATTTAAACGAAACATCTCTTGAAGATGCTTTGATTAATATCGCAGGATTTGTTGACGAGCGTGGTTTAAAAGTTGCTTTACGTGGCATGAAGTTACTTATCCCAAGACAACTGCAATTCGTTGCAGAGCGTCTGATGGTATCTAACCTTCGTGTTGGTACAGCGGACAATGATACAAACGCACTAAGATCAATGGGTATGTTGCCTGACGGTTATGCCGTTAATGACTTCCTAACAGATCCTGATGCATTCTTTATCATGACTGATGCTCCTCGTGGAATGCTCCACTTTGAGCGTACTCCGCTAGCCACAAACATGGAAGCAGACTTCGACACAGGTAACATGAGGTTTAAAGCTCGTGAACGTTACAGCTTTGGGTTCTCAGACCCACGTTGTATCTTTGGTTCACCTGGAGCCTAAACTGTGATATAGGGAGGTATTACCTCCATTTTGATTGGGGCGACTTCGGTTGCCCCTTTCTTTTTGTTTAAAGATAAGTTACTCTATTTGTATCCCTGACAGTCACATGGTGTGGCTGACTAACCCTAGACAGGAGATCAACATGGGTACGACAACTTTTTCAGGTCCGATTCGGGCAGGTAATATTAGAAATACAACGGGTACTGTCGTTGGAACAGACATAGCAAACGTCGGCTACGTTGTAATGACTCAACAACATGTAATGGATATATCTGGTGGTGCTGTTGCAGCAGAAGCCACAAATGTAGTGATTCCCGCTAACTCAAAAATTGTAGACATAATTGTCGATTTAGAAGCAGCTGCTAACACCACAACAAATATTAGTGTTGGTGATACTGTAGGCGGTGCATCAACTCTTGTTAATGCTGTTGCTTCTGGAACCACTGTAGGTATCAAAGCTTTAGGTGCTTCTGGTGGTGGTACACTTACATGGAAGAACACTGGTACATCCGATTTAAAATTAACAGCTACCTCAAGCGCAGGTACGAATGCGGGATCAGTTGTTATAACAGTAATGTATGCTCAGGCTTTTAACACTGCTGTTCAACCTTAATAGGAGATGTTAAATGGCTGCTTCTATTTCTGCAAAGACAATTACGTCTACTGGCACGTTACAAGGCGGTAGAACTAGACTAAAATCATTCTATGTAAAAACTGCGGGTAGCGGTTCTCCTGCGGTTGTGTTCAAAAACGGTAGTGGTGGAGCAACACAGTTATCTATGGTCTTTCATCAAAGTGATGATAACCAGATTACCATTCCAGATCATGGTATGATCTTTAGTGCTGAGTGTCATGTGACGCTTACCAACATTGACTCAATTACTGGATTCTTTGGTTAAAGCAACGGCGGTGTAAGAGCCGCCGTTTTTTCTGAGGGTAAGATGGCTAAGATCGATAAAGATAGAATGAAGTGCAACAAACCAAAACGTCAGATTTCTGGCGGCAAGAAGTTTGTTGTTAAGGCGTGTGACAAGGGTAAAGAAAAGATAGTCAGATTTGGGGACGCCAATATGACTATCAAGAAATCAAACCCAAAACGTCGTAAGTCTTTTCGTGCTCGTCACGGTTGTGATAAAGGCACCCTTGATAAACTAAAGGCCAAATACTGGTCTTGTAAGATGTGGTGAAGAAAGTGAACAAACAGATCATGATAACTCTTGTAACAGCTTTTGTCCTCGGTGTTGGAGGTGTTGGGTATAGTTGGGCTGATTGGGTCACAAAGACTTTGATAGCCGTTGATAAAAGAACAGAGGTTATGGCCTTACAAATTGATTATATAAAGACAGAGATGGAGAGGACATATGGCAATCTCGAGGGCGCAGATGCAGCAGCAAGTATCCAAGCCTCCATCAAAGGGGATAACTAATGGCAAAGAAAAAATCAAAAAAAGATGCGTGTTATCACAAAGTAAAAAGCCGATACAAAGTATGGCCAAGCGCATACGCTTCAGGGGCACTTTCTAAGTGCAGAAAAGTTGGAGCCGCAAACTGGGGTAATTCTGCTAAAAAAGTTGAAGGTGGAGTTATAGCTTCAGTGGACAATCCAAAACGCACCGCAGTACAACAGTACGCCCCTGGTGGAGTTATAGCTGCTGGATGTGGTCAAGTTGAAGAGTCTCGTCGTAAACGAACAAGGACATTCTGATGGCGAAAAAAAACTCTTTACGAGAGTGGTTTGGTCAAAACGATGGTAAGGGATGGGTAGACTGTAAGACTGGTAAGCCTTGTGGTCGTCAAAAAGGTGAGAAACGAAAAGGATATCCTGCTTGTCGTCCTACCATGGCGCAGTGTACGTCTGCTGCAAAGAAAAAGAAATCATCGAAACGTATCAGTTGGAAACAAAAGAAAGCAACTGGTGGTGTAGTAAGAATCTTTTGAAAGGAGATTTAAATGGCTAAAAAGAAAAAAGGCTACAGAAACGGTGGCAAGACTAAGCCCAAGGGAATGAAGAACGGTGGCAAGACTACCCCCAAGGGAATGAGAAACGGTGGCAAGACTACCCCCAAGGGAATGAGAAACGGTGGCGTGTCTAAAGTCAAAGGCATGAGAAACGGCGGTAAAGCCAAACCCAAGGGAATGAAAACTGGTGGCGTACCTAGTGTCAAAGGCATGAGAAACGGTGGCAAAGTGGTGAGGATCTTCTAACTATAATGTCATATCTACAAAGTAATATTCCTTATTTTAAGGCATGGGTTCGTCGTGAATACACACATAATCATGACCAGTATCATGGTGAGTTTCTTCATGCTATGGTTGTTGCTGTAACAACTATTCCTAACAGATCTCTTAGTTTCCAAGTAATCTTTACTGGTTGCGAGGCAGAGGGTGAAGAAGAGGATACCGTTCACGGTGGTGCAATGTGGGCAAGAATGCCTATATCAGCATTGGTTGCTGACATCCCTTTAGATGAGTGGCCTGAACCAATGGCGACACATGATGTGCAACCTTGGGATTGTGCTTCTCATGACCATTCCGTGTACGTCTTAGACAGAGCTACACCATGCCCATGGTTAGCCAAAATAAACGGTGAGATGTTTCCTGCCAAGTATTTGTTTACTGTAGACTATACCAACAGTGAGATCGCAGATGATCCTGCACAACATAAGCAAAGTCATGTGATGCAGTTGTTAGATGCCGGACAGTGGACAGGGAACATAGTAGCGTTACCAAACAATCGAGTAAGGGTTACACACCCTGCTTGGTTTGCAGTGGGTGAGGGTGCACCAGACTTCAGACCCTCACAACATATACACTATTCAAAAAGTGATTTAGACTATACACTAGATGTTAATCGAGTATTCGATAATCTTTACAATCAGGAGGAAAACGATGGCTAAAGAACTTGTTGGAAAACAAAAAGAGTTAGACCGTAACAATAACAATCGAATAGATAAAGAAGATTTTAAACTTCTTAAACAAGCAGATGGTATGGCTAAAGGCGGCAAAATCGCAGGATTTAAAAACGGTGGTGTTGCAATGATCAAAACAAACCAGAACCCACATATGAGTTGATACAATGACAACATCAGGATCAAGAGACTTTAACCTCGATGTCGGAGAGATAATTGAGGAAGCATACGAGAGATGCGGATTAGAGGTCCGAACGGGCTATGATGCTAGAACGGCACGTAGGTCTTTGAACTTGATGTTTGCAGACTGGGCTAACAGAGGTTTGAATCTCTGGACTGTAAATCAAGGCACAATTACTTTGACAGCAGGGCAAGCCCAACAAACTTTGACTTCAGATGTCGTTGATGTTTTGGAAATTGTTCTCCGTAGAGATAACACTGACTTTACAATACAAAGGATAAGTCGTGGTGAATATCTAACGATACCAAATAAAACCACACAAGGTCGTCCTAGTCAGTTTTATTTTGATAGGCAAATAGACCCTGTAATAAATCTTTGGTCTGTTCCAGAAAACTCCACTGATCAATTAATTTACTATTACGTTCGTAGGATCGAAGATGCCGATGCTCTTGTTAATACTACTGATATGCCTTTTCGTTTTTATCCTTGTATGGTGGCGGGGTTAGCGTATTACCTTTCAATGAAACGTGCTCCTGAACGTGCGCAGCTTTTAAAGGTGGTTTATGAGGAAGAGTTTCAACGAGCCGCAGACGAAGATGAAGGGCGTACTCCTTTGAAGTTACAACCTAGTATTCAATACTTGAGGGTTTAATGTCATTTGCTTCTGGAAAAAATGCATACGGCATATCAGATCGATCAGGGCGGCGTTATCGTTTAAAAGAAATGCGTCTTGAATGGACTGGTTCGTTAGTGGGTCCAGATGAGTTTGAACCAAAGCATCCACAGTTATTTCCCCCAAAAGCTTTTCCAGACCCCCAAGCTTTAAGAAACCCTAGACCAGAACAGAACTTAGCTTCTGAGAGAGCGGTTCAGACAGGCTATAATCCTGTGGGATTCAGGGACATTCCAGGTATAACTCCTCGCAATAATCTTGTTGCTGAAGGAGGCGTTGGTTCTGTAACTATAGGTTTATCTGATACAGGTAACGAAAGCACTAGTGTGACTGGCGTTGTTGGAACAGCGGCGGTTGGTTCGGTTACGGTGACAACCCCTGCTAATGATGTAACTGTTAATTTAACTGGCATTGCAGGGACAGGGACAGTTGGAAGTATTGTATACGTTCTTTCAGAAACATTTGCTGTAACTGTATCTAATCCAGGTTCTGGAAACAGATACTATATAGACGGAGTTCTCCAAGCAACAGTCACCCTTACAGAGGGACGGACATACAGGTTTGATCAATCACATAATACCAACTCTGGTCACCCACTGAGATTTTCAACTACGTCCAACGGAACACATGGAGGTGGATCTGAGTATACAACGGGTGTTGTAACTGAGGGCACTCCGGGCAATGCCGGAGCCTTTACACAAATAACTGTCGCAAATTCTGCACCAACCTTGTATTACTATTGTACAAACCATAGCAACATGGGAGGTCAGGCTAATACGCCTGCATAACAATATGAGCTTTACATACGGACAATTAAAACAAGCTTTGCAAGACTATACGGAGAATGACGAAACTTCTTTCGTAACTAATCTTCCTGTTTTTATTCGCACAGCAGAAGAACGTATTTTAAAAAGTGTTCAGTTAAGTTTGTTCCGTAAAAATGTTACTGCAACAACTGATACAGGGTTTCAATATTTAGCTGTACCCTCTGATTTTCTTGCTCCGTTTTCGTTAAGCTTGGCTGGATCAGACGGAGATAAATCTTTTATAGAATTTAAAGATCCAAGTTTTATTCAAACGTATACTCCAGATGCTACAACAACGGGTCTTCCAAAATACTATGCTCAATTTGACATAGACTATTTTCTGTTGGGTCCAACTCCTAATGCTGAATATACTGCTGAGTTACATTATTTTTACAGACCTTTGAGTATTACGGACTCTACATTAAATGACAACAGCACAACGTGGCTGAGTGAAAATGCAGAACTATCAATGTTATACGGTTCTTTAGTTGAAGCATATCTGTATATGAAAGGTGATCCAGATATGTTAACTTCATATGATAAAAGATTTCAAGAATCTTTGGCAGGGTTAAAACTTTTGGGCGAGGCAAAAGAAACCACCGATGAATATCGAACTGGTAAAGTTATAAGGGTAAAAAGATAATGTTTAAAATAGATGTAAGTGTACCACAGAATGAACAAGTTGTAGGCGTAAAGACTACTAACAATCGTGGTTTTACACCAGATGAACTTGCGGAACAGTGTGTCCAAAAGATCATATCGGTCTCTGATGATGCCCATCCAGGTATAAGAGACCAAGCTCGTGCTTTTTCTAAGCACCTTGAAAAGCTTGTGGAATACTATATGAGACAAGCTATTCGCAGTGACCGCACAACCGTGTATAACGCAATAAAAGATGCGGGTCATCCCCAACTGGCTGAACTTATAAGGAGACTTTGACATGGCCTTTTCAGGAAACTTTATGTGTACATCTTTCAAGGTAGAACTCCTTGAAGGTAAGCACGATTTTACAAACGGGCAGGATCAATTCAAACTTGCTCTATATACTAACAGTGCTTCATTTAATGCAGCTACTACAGCTTACACTTCATCTAACGAAGTTAGCAACTCCGGCTCGTATGCAGCGGGGGGTGGAGCACTTACTAATGTGACACCAACAAGTTCTAGTACTACAGCATTTACAGACTTTGCAGATAAAACATATACATCTGCAACTATAACTGCTCGAGGTGCTTTGATCTATAATACACAAACAGGTGGTGGATCTAACACAACGGACACAGTTATTGTTCTAGATTTTGGCGCAGACAAAACATCTACTTCTGGTGATTTTCAAGTTGTTTTCCCAACGGCTGACGCGAGTAACGCTATTATCCGTATCGCCTAAACTCTTACTAGGAGTGACAGGCCATGGCAGATGCCAATGTAATATTCACGGGTTGGGGCCGAGATAGTTGGAGTAGTGGTACTTGGAGTAATCCTGCCACTACTCTTCCCTCTGCATCTGGTCAAGTAGGCACTGTCACAGTTGTTGGCAATGCTCCGAATATTGCTGTCACTGGTGTAGGTGTTACAACAGGCGTTTCTCCTGTTTCCATTGCTGGTGCCGCAACGGTTCCAAACACTGGATTGCAAGCAACTGGGTCTGTTGGTTCTGTAACCGCACAAGCAAATTCTTCTATTAGTGTTACTGGTTTAGCAGCTACAAGTGCTGTTGGTTCTGTTGTTGCCTCCATCCCTGGAGAGATTGCTGTCACTGGTTTTGCGGCTACAGGTTCAGTTGGCTCTGTAACAACTACGGGAACAAGTCTTGTTTCTCCAACGGGTATTTCTGCAACTGCTTCAGTTGGCGGTTTACCAACACAACCTGTTGGGGTTTCTGCTACTGGCGGTGTGGGTGTTGTCTCAGTCAACGGGGCAATGATTGCTCTTGCAACGGGAGTTCAAGGAACGACTGGAGTAGGCACTCCGACAATTATTGGTGATGCTCCAAACATCTCAACAACAGGATTAGGATCAACGGCAAGCGTTGGTTCTGTAACTGTAAGCGTTGGTACAGGCGTTGGCATAAATGTCACAGGTGTAGGTATTTCTTCTTCTGTTGACTCTGTTACTGCTACGGGTGGAGTTGACGCCGCTGTTACAGGACTTGCAGCAACAAGTGGATTAAATGGAGTCACTGCTACAGGGATAGCGAGTATTCCGGTCACAGGATTACAAGCAACAGGTATTGTAAACGGACTACCACAAAACGTCACTGTGTTCTTAACAACAGCGGATGCTTCTGGTTGGGGCAGAGCAACTTGGGGTGACGGAGCGTGGAGTCAGCCTGTAGCTACAGATGTGGGGATGACAGCGAGTGTTGGTTCTGTTAGTGTTTCCCTCGTAAAAAGAGTGCCTGTTACAGGCTTAGAGGTGACAACGGGTGTTGGTTCTGTTAGTGTGTTCACAGGCACGGGTGTTGATGTTCCTGTAACAGGGGTATCTGCATCTGGACTAATTGGACCGAGAGGAGTAACTGTTTGGGGAAGAATAGTTCCAAATCCAACAACGAGATGGACAAATATTGCACCAAACAAAACAAAAGAGTATGCTGAAATTAGACCTTAACGGAGAATAGTGTTTCATGGCTAGTACATATACAACAAATACAGGTATTGAACTGATTGCCAATGGCGAACAGTCTGGCACATGGGGAAATACCACAAATACAAACTTACAAATAATTGATCGGTTGACGAATGGTGTTGGTTCTATAACTCTTTCGGGAACGACGCACACACTTACTACTACCGATGGATCTCTTTCTGATGGTCAGTACAGAGTTTTATTATTGGCAGGGTCTCCTTCGGGTACAAATACAATTACTGTAGCTCCAAACGATCAAACAAAATTGTTTTTTGTAAAAAATGGATCGGGACAAAGTGCGGTTTTTTCACAAGGTTCCGGTGCAAATGTCACAATACCTAATGGTGAAAGTGCTATTATATATTGCGATGGCGCGGGATCAGGCGCAGCGGTGGTTAATATATCCGCAACTTTTGATCTTACCACTTTTTTAGTAGCGTCTAATAACTTGTCAGATGTAGGTAGTGCGGCAACAGCTAGAGGAAACTTAGCTGCGGCTCCTCTTGCAAGCCCTACTTTTACAGGTACAGTCACGATTGGTGGAGTTGCTTACCCTACATCAGACGGTTCTAACGGGCAAGCGTTGGTGACTAACGGAAGCGGGACTATATCTTTTGGTTCTGCTGGTATATCAACTGGTAAGGCAATTGCTATGGCAATGGTGTTTGGGTAGTAAAGGAGTTCTAAATGGCAAATCCAAATGTTGTATCGGTCTCGAGTATTTATGGCAATACAGCCATGGATGCGGACGTGGCTGCAAGTGCGGTTAGTTTATTAACGGCTGCATCAAACAAATTATTAAAAGTAAATTCTTTAGTTATAGCCAATATCGATGGTACTAATTCGGCAGACATCTCTGTTTGGATTACACGTTCTGGTGCAGATTACTACATAGCTAAGACTATTTCAGTAGCTGCTGATAGTTCGCTTGTACCCATAGATAAAAACACTGGGCTGTACCTAGTAGAAGGTGACATACTCAAGATACAAGCAAGTGCAGCAGGGGATTTATCTGCTGTTTGTTCATATGAAGAGATTGATGACGCTTAATAGAAAGTAGTTTGATGAAATCTTTTGGTAATATTGCGAAGGATGGTCAGGTCAGGGCAGTAGCTTCTGGCACTCTGACTGATGGTACTGCTGTTATTGTCAATTCTAATGGCACTGTGAGTGTTGTTGCAGAGACGGGTGCTTCGGCAGGGTTTGGTACTAAAGTTGTTTTTGAAAACGATCCTGCTTATCGTACATCAACAACCTATGATTCTAATGCACAAAAAGTTGTCATAGCGTATGCAGATTACGGTACTGGACTTAATGGAGATGGCACTGCCATAGTAGGAACTGTCAACGGAACATCTATAAGTTTTGGTAGTCCAGTAACATTTTCTTCTAATGACGCAAGTCAAATTTCAAGTACGTTTGATTCAACAAATAATAAAGTTGTTATTGCATGGGCAGATAGCACTAATTCTGATTACGGTACTGCTATAATTGGCACAGTAAGTGGTACATCTATAAGTTTTGGTAGTCCTGTTGTTTATAACTCTAACACGACTACTTATAACTCAGCTACTTTTGACTCAAATGCAGGTAAGGTTGTGATTGGGTTTAGGAATCAAACTGGCTCTAACTTAGGTACTGCTATAATTGGCACAGTAAGTGGTACGTCAATTAGCTTTGGAAGTGCAGTAACTTTTAATAATGCAAGTACACAGAGAATAGCGGCTGTTTACGATTCTAATGCACAAAAAGTTGTTATATCTTATAGGGATTTAGGTGATTCAAATAAAGGCAAAAGTATTGTTGGCACAGTATCAGGAACTTCTATTAGTTTTGGTAGCGAAGCAGAGTTTAATTCTGGTAGTACCAACTACATAAAAAGTGCTTATGACTCTACTAATAATAAAGTAATTATAATTTATAGTGATGCAGGAAACTCTAGTTATGGCACAGCCATTGTCGGCACAGTATCAGGAACTTCTATTAGTTTTGGTAGCGAAGAAGTGTTTCATAGTGGGAGTGTCTACGAGCTTACAGTTAGTTACGACTCAAGCGCAAATAAAAGCGTTGTTGCTTATAAGGCTTCATCAGGTGATGGAAAGCTAAGAGTAGGAACTGTTTCTGGTACGAGCATAAGTTTTGATAGCGAAGTAGAGTTTGAAGGCGGCTCACTGGATCAACTTTCAGGCACATATGACTCTAGCGAAGAAAAAATTGTTCTTGCTTTTAGAGTTTCAAGTGTAGGTGAGGCAAGGGTTTTCCAAAACGCCTCTAGCTCAACAAACATCACCTCAGAGAACTTCATAGGCTTTTCAGACGGTGCATTTGCAACCACTCAGAGTGCCTCAATAAATACAGCTAACACAATAGACAGAAACCAAAGCGGCCTCACAGCAGGGCAAACTTACTTTGTGCAAAATAATGGCACAATAGGAACAACAGCAGCAGACCCCTCAGTAACAGCAGGGACTGCTATATCAGCTACGGAACTAATAGTGAAAGGTTAGACAATGAAAACTATCGTGGAAACATCAACTAAGTTAAGCAAGTATCTCCTTGCAGATGACGTAGCAATCACAGCGACATCAGACGATATTACAGTAGGAGATCCTGCTCAGTTTATTATCGCTGATCTAAACAGTGGCAACACGACTATTACTGAGAACGTGACCAACGCACCAAGCGATTGGGTAGGCAACAAGTATAAGTTAGATGGCACAACCTGGTCAGCTAATCCTGATTGGGTAGACCCTGATGCGGATGACGGAGAGTAAAAGCAATGCGTATCATTGGTAATGATCCAAGCGTACCAAGACAGGAACACGCTGTAGCTAGTGGTACGCTAACGAATGGTAAAACTGTTATTATTAACGCTGATGGAACTGTAAGTGTTGTTGCAGGGAGTTCAACTTCTGCAAATGCAGTAGTATTTGAAGCAGCTACAACCACTTGGGATTCACATGGTAGACGCCACATTACCTATGATACAAATAGCAATAAAATTGTTATAACCTATTCAGATGAGGGCAATTCAGGCTACGGAACTGCAATAGTTGGCACAGTATCAGGAACATCAATAAGTTTTGGTAGTCCTGTTGTTTATCAATCTAATAATTGTGACAGTGGCAATAACTGTACATTTGATAGCAGCAATAATAAAATTGTAGTTGTGTATCGTAATGGAAATAATAGTGACTATGGAACTTCAGTAGTCGGCACTGTGTCAGGAACGTCAATAAGTTTTGGCACACCTGTTGTTTTTCATTCAGCTAATAGTCAAGCCCCAAGTATTAATTTTGATAGCAATGCAAATAAAGTTGTAGTAAATTATTATGATGGTGGAGCTTCTGGTGCAGGGGCAGCACGAGTTGGAACAGTAAGCGGAACTAGTATAAGTTGGGGATCGGCTACACAATATACGTCCAATACAATACAATTTAACAATGCAGTATTTGATCCAGATACAAACAAAATTGTTCAGAACTATTCTGATGCAAGTGACAGTTACAAAGGAAAATGCGTAATTGGCACGGTATCTGGTACAAGTATTAGTTTTGGATCGCCAGTAACTTACGCTTCAGCTTCTACTCGTGATACTGACATTGCATACAATACCACAGAAAACAAAGTTATGATTGCATACAGGGATGATGGAAACTCTGATTATGGAACGGTTATCGCAGGAACTGTTTCTGGAACGTCAATTAGTTTTGGCTCAGAGGCCGTTTATTTTTCTGGAAACTCTGAAGAGAATGCAATAGCACACAATCCAAGCACAAATGAAACATTAATTTTATTTAATGATGGTGCGGTAGATAATGGCAAGGCTGTTATTGCGTCACTATCTGGAACTACGTTTTCCTTTGGCTCTGTTGAAGAATGGAACACTGGTAGACCACGATTTATTTCTTCTGTTTATGATCCTGACCAACAGAAAATAGTTTCTGCATATCGTAATCTAGGAAACTCCAATTATGGTACAGCGGCAATTGTTCAGGTTGGCTCTACCAACATCACCTCAGAAAACTACATAGGCATAACTCGTAGCGGTGCAGCTTCTGGTGCAGGGGCTATCATAGATACTCAAGGTGCAATAGCCGACAACCTCTCAGGGCTAACAGCAGGGCAAAGCTACTTTGTTCAGAATGATGGCACACTAGGTACAACGGCTGCTGATCCTAGCGTATTTGCAGGGACGGCTGTATCGGCCACTAAACTTATCGTGAAAGGGTAACTATGTTAAAGCGTATAGGGGCTGAAGAAGGTGGTGAGTTTAAAGCAGTAGCGAGTGGCACATTGCCAAGTGGACAGCCAGTAGTGGTTAATGCTGATGGCACGGTGAGTACGGTTAGTCAAACGTCACAAACTCAAGCGATAGGGTCTTCTGCTAGTTATGAGTCAGATAAAAATGGCAGCAGCGTAACGGCTGCAATAGTTTATGACAGCACCAATAACAAAGTGGTCATTGTTTACAAAGACGCAGCAAATAGCAGTTATGGTACAGCAGTGGTTGGAACGGTTAGCGGAACTAGTATTAGCTTTGGCTCTCCTGTTGTTTTTAATTCTGCCAATACATTTGTTGGTAGTAATCAACATAATGTTGCTACTTTTATTGATGGTAAAATTGTAATTGTTTATGGAGATGTTTACACACAAGGTGAAGCAATAGTTGGTACTGTTAGTGGAACGTCTATATCTTTTGGAACTGCTGCTGTTTTTAACAGTGGAAATACTGCTGAAGGGGCGGTGGTTTGTACAGACACTACTAATAACAAGGTTATTGTAGCCTATCGTGATGAAGGTAATAGCAATTATGGTGTGGCTTGTGTCGGCACTGTGTCAGGAACGTCAATTAGTTTTGGCAGTGAACACACTTTTAGAAGTACATCTATCTTTTCTACTAGCAT